TCTACTGGTGGTACATTTACCATAAGTGGTTTTAATGCTGGTGTACCTAATACATATATTCAAGATGTGTTCACCACATTGTATTCAATTACACTTGAAAACAATCTTGGTACAACATATACCTTTAATCCAAGTATCATTACAGGTGGTACATATAACCAATCTACTGGTACATTATCATTGATTAATTCAAGTGGTAACAGCATCAATATAAGTGGATTCTTAACAGGTGGTACAAGTGGTGTTGAAGTATTTGTTACTGGTGGTACATATTCTAATGGTACAGCTACATTCACCAATTCAACAGGTGGAACATTTACAGTATCTGGATTCTTAACATCTGGTGATATTGTCAACATCTACAATTCAGATGGTTCATTGACAGGTAGAAGAACATTGGATATGAATGGTTATGATTTTAAGATTGAAAATTCATCAGCTGGTGATTGTATCATAGGACTTGATAATGGGTTAAGGATGCTTGAAATCAGGGATGATGGTTTTTATCTTAGTGCTGATGGTGAAGGAACTGTTCAACACACATTAGATTTAATTACACCAAGCCTTACAAGAACACATAAATTCCCAGATGCCAATGGTACATATGTATTAAGTGTAAATGGTAATGAACCAAATGAACGTGGTAATGTAACACTTACTATACCAACAGGTGCAGATACCTATATAACTGGTGGTACATATAATGCTGAAACTATTACATTGGTTAACAATACTGGTGGTACTGTTAGTATCACAGGTGTAACAGGAACACTTCAAGATTTACAAAGTGTAACTGATATTGGTGCAACAACCAATCAAGATATACAATTAACTGATGGTGCTAGTTTACAAGCTGATGGTAATGTAACAGCAAGAACATTTATATTATGGAATGGTGCTGGTTCAAATACACAAGGTTTTGTGCCTATATCCGCTTTTACAGCAACCAGAAATATTCGTGTACCAGACAGAAGTGGTATTCTTCCATTAAGTGTTAATGGTATTACAGCAGATACTTCAGGTAATATTACAATCCCTGTTGGTGGTACTGATACAACAGTTACTGGTGGTACATATTCCAATGGTACAGCCATATTCACCAATTCAACAGGTGGTACATTTAGTGTAACAGGATTCTTTACAGGTCAAACATTTACAGATACGACAATAACTGGTGGTACTTTCAACCAGAACACAAGGGTATTATCATTAAATAACAATACAGGTGGTACGGTTACGGTAACTGGTATAACAGATATAACAATAACAGGTGGTACATATAATGCTGGTAGATTATCATTGGTTAACAATACTGGTGGTACAGTAAGTATATCTGGATTTCAGAATGGTATGGTTGGTGGTAATGGTACAACCAACTATGTACCTAAGTGGTCTGGTTCAACTGGATTAACAGATAGTCAAATTATTGATGATGGTACTAACGTTGGTATTAATACAGCATCTCCAGCATACAAGCTAGATGTTAGTGGTATAATCAACACCAACAACGCTGTACGTATTTCAACTAACGGCGCTCAAACTGGTATCTATGGTGGTGCGAATCAATTAAACTTTTGGGCTGGCAACGGTAACATTGCAAGATACGCTCTTGTTGGTAGCATAGCTGGGTTAAGTTACTACACATTTGATGGTGGGTTTACAAATGGTATTGGTGCGTCTGGTACACAGACTTCTATTAGAATTGCATCCAATGTAAACTCAAATATTACAGCGAATACAATGAACTATAATCAGTTATTGATTAACCCAACATATACGCAATCTACATTTGGTTCTGGTGATTTAAGGGGTGTTTACTATAACCCAACATTAATATCTTTAAATACATCCAAACATATTGCTTGGGAAAATACATCTGGTGATATAGTATTTGGTAATTTAGCTAGTTCTGGTGACGGTTATGTATTAGCTGATAGTAACGGTAAATTAAAAACATCATCAGCACCATTACCACAAGAAACAATAACTGTTGATGCGGTTTCGCAATATGCATTAAGTGGTGATACGGCAGGTAAAATGATTTGGGTTGGTGAGGATAGTTCTGCTTCAATAACTATTGTTGTACCAGCAAATAGCGCATCAACGATACCAATTAATAGCATGTACACATTTGTACAATCAACAGCGGTTCAAATAATTTTTGCTGGGGTTAATACAGGTGTTACTGTAAATTCAGTTGTGGGTAACGCATCACTTATTGGTGTATTTAGTGACTCACAATATAGTGTACAATACTTAAAAAAAATAAATACAGATGAGTGGTTACTATGGGGTGCAATAACTACATAATAAATTAAAAATAATGGGAATAATAATTCAACAAAACCGTGTGGCAACAGGCTTACAAGGTTCACAAGGTCCACAAGGTATTCAAGGTGTGGTTGGTCCGCAGGGTCCAGCTGGCCCACAAGGTCCGCAAGGTATTCAGGGTCCAGTTGGTCCGCAAGGTCCAGAGGGTGCGCAAGGTCCGCAAGGTCCGCAAGGTGATATTGGTCCAGCTGGATTGGTATGGCAAGGTGTGTGGAGTGCTACAACAGCGTATATTACTAATGATGTTGTTAGTTATAGTGGTTCAACATACTTTTGCGTTGTTGATAATACAAACAATCAACCTAACATTTCTCCATTTTGGGTTGTGTTAGCAGCACAAGGTGCAACTGGTGCTCAAGGTCCAATAGGCCCACAAGGCCCACAAGGCCCAGTGGGCCCACAAGGTCCGCAAGGCGTAAGCGGTGCGACTGGTGCTCAAGGTCCACAGGGTGCACAAGGCCCACAAGGTACAATTGGCCCGCAAGGTCTTCAGGGTCTTCAAGGACCGCAAGGTCCACAAGGTTTAAGTGGTGCAACTGGGCCAATGGGTCCAGCTGGTGCAACAGGTCCACAGGGTGCAACGGGTCCAGCAGGTCCAGTCGGTATGGTTTGGAGAGGGGCTTGGAATTCGGCATCAGCTTATACACAGAATGATGCGGTGGCATATAGTGGTTCATCATATATCGCATTAAGTGCGAACACTAATAATATACCATTAACAGCAACAACAAGATGGTCCTTGTTAGCAGCACAAGGTGCGACGGGTCCACAAGGTGCAACAGGCCCAACAGGTTCGCAGGGTGCAACGGGTCCAGCTGGTGCAACGGGTTTAAACTTTAAAGGCAGCTGGAATTCGGCTTCGGCATATACGCAGAATGATGCGGTGGCATATAGTGGCTCGACATATTTTGCATTAACAGCAAATACCAACAATATACCAACAACAGCAAGCACATGGGCGTTATTAGCAGCACAAGGTGCAACTGGTCCGCAAGGCCCTGTGGGTCCGCAGGGTCCACAAGGTCTTACAGGCCCACAAGGTCTTACAGGCCCACAAGGTGCAACGGGTCCACAAGGTGTTAGTGGTGCAACGGGTGCTCAAGGTCCAGCTGGTGCAACAGGTCCAGCTGGTCCAACAGGCCCACAGGGTCCACAGGGTCCACAAGGTTTAAGCGGTGCAACAGGTCCAGTTGGTCCACAGGGTCCACAAGGTGTTGCTGGTCCAACTGGACCACAAGGTCCACAAGGTCCAGCGGGACCGCAAGGCCCACAAGGTGTTAGTGGTGCAACAGGTCCGCAGGGCCCGCAAGGTTTAAGTGGTGCAACAGGTCCAGTTGGTCCACAGGGTCCACAAGGTGTTGCTGGTCCAGTAGGTCCAGCTGGTTTAAACTTTAAAGGTAATTGGAGTTCAGTATCAGCATATACGCAGAATGATGCGGTAGCATATAGTGGTTCAACTTATTTTGCATTAAGTGCAAATACTAATAGTATACCATTAACAGCAACAACAAGCTGGGCATTATTAGCAGCACAAGGTGCAACTGGTCCGCAAGGCCCTGTGGGTCCACAGGGTGCAACAGGTCCAGCAGGTCCACAAGGTGCAACGGGTCCGCAGGGTGCAACTGGCCCACAAGGTATTCAAGGTATTCAAGGTATTCAAGGTGCAACAGGTCCAACTGGTCCACAGGGTCCAGCTGGAACAAGTATAACTGGTGGTACATTTACAAATAATAGATTAGTACTTACAAATAGTACTGGTGGTACAGTATCAACAACAATACAATCCTTTACTGGTTTGACTGTTACGGGTTTAATGACATCAGCAACAATATCGGCAACCACAATGTCAGCAACAACATATTTTGGTAACGGCTCGAACTTAACTGGTATAACAGCTGCAACAAACACAAATGTTAGTTTTAATACAAGAACGGGTAACACCTATACATTAGTGTTATCTGATGTCTCAAACGGAAGTAACAATGTTATTGTTGAAATGGGGAACGCAAATGCCAATACAGTTATTGTACCACCTAATAGTGCTGTGACATTTAGTACTGGCGCACAAATAACAATTTGTCAAACTGGGGCTGGTCAAACAACAATTAGTGGTGGAACTGGTGTAACCATTTTAAGTGCTAATAATGCATTAAAATTAACATCAACATATAGCTTTGCTACTTTAATAAAACGTTCAACTAATACTTGGTATTTAACTGGTGATATAACTGTTTAAAAATAAAATATGTATTCATTTAATATTGGTGTCATATCGTCTTCTAAGAAAACTAATGTTAATCCAGTCGTTAATGCTGGTAGCGGAACTTCAGTCACACTTCCAACAACCAGTTGGGTATTGAGTGGTTCAGCAGTAACTCAACTTGGGACCATTACAGCGTATTTATGGAGTAAAACATCTGGACCTACTGGTGGTAATATTATTACACCAAATTCAGCAGTAACAGATATTTCTGGCTTAACCGTTGGAACATATGTATATAAATTAACAGCCACAAATAATTTTGGTTTAACAGGAGCTAGTAATGTTACTGTTACAGTTTTACAAAGAACACCAATACCGTTAAGATATTGGTATGTTTCGTCTAGCTATACAGGCACAACTCAAAATGGTGGTATTAATACTCCTTGGACAAGTTTATCGCAAGTAAATACTGCTGGTAATAATGGTACAATACAAGCTGGTGATGCAATCTTGTTTAAATGCGGTGATACATTTTATTGCCAAGATAGGTCTTATGGATTCAGATGGTGGAGAGGTTATGGTGGGCTTAATTGTCCTACTGGTACTCAAACTAATCCAATTATATTTGGTAATTATGGTTATGGTCCTTTACCTAATTTTTTATTCCCATATCCATCTGTAACAAATTATTTAACAAAGAAAATATTAACATTTGAAAACACTAATTACATCATAATTGATGGTTTGCAATTTAATGACCCAAGATATCCAACCGTACCAAAAGTTGACCCATCATATTCTATTACTGCAATTATGTTAGGTGAGGATGACCCAACACTTAAATGTAATAATTGTACCGTTAAGAATTGTTTTATAAACAATATTGGTAACGGGGTTGAATATGCTGGTGATTATAATGACGTTTCATATAACACGATGGTAAACTTTGGTCAAGTATATGCATATACCACTGGTTCATATGGGGCAAATGCTATAACAACAACTGGTAATTATTGTAACATACACCATAACTATGTATCAGGTGCATGGGCGTGGGCCGAGTCTTTTGGTACAAATGGTGGTGCGGTTGAACCGTTTAATACAAATAATTATAATAGTATCATGTATAATACATTTGTTGATTGTGCTGGTATTCTTGAATTTGGGGCGACAAGTAGTGGTTCAACCGCCTACGAAAATGTTTGTGCGTATAATTTAATTATTAATTGTGGTTCGTTGGCTTATACTAGTGGTTCTGGTGCGTTTAAGATTGATGCTAGAAATAATAGGTTTTACAATAATGTTGTTATTGAAAATTCAGAATCTAGGTATAGTGGACCAAATTTTGGTGTTGGTTTTGAAAACTTCCCAACGTTTACTGGTTCATGTAACTCAGCACCACCTTGTACACCAACACCAGCTGATAATATGTTTGGTGCTGGGGGTACTTATACGGCGTCAACTGTTTATGATTTAAAGAATAATATTTTTGTGTGTACAAACCCACCAGTGTTATTTCAGTCTCAATCAGCACCATATACTGGTAAAACAAATTATTCAATGAAAGTTGTAAGAGCCGATACTGTTACTAAAACAACCCATTCTTATAATATTTATAAAATGATTAGTGGTTCAAGTGTTGGATATACATTGGATATTGGGGAGCAAACACAAACAGGTCCAATATTTTTAAATGAAACTGGTGTGGACCCACAAACATGGGATTTCCATACAATAACCAAGGTATCAGGAACATCTGTTGGTATCTCTACAGATTTTGCTGGTAGTGGTGTAACTAATCCACCATTGATTGGTATTTATAATACATAAACTTATTTTATATGGAATTTTTTATTAACAAAAACGCTAGTTTACCAATTTTAAAGCTTGAATTAATTCAAGATGGTAGAAATGACTTTCGAAAATTTTTTGAAATGATTCAAAACGCTGATATTTTCTTCAGTATGACTGATGTCGTAACTGGTATAAGAAAAATTGGTAAGAAAAGGACTGGGGTTGCTTTGGTTGAACCAATAAGCTGTGTCGGTGAAGAATATTACATTACTTATCAATTCTCAGAAAAAGATACCAACAGGGCTGGTAGATATGTGGGCCAATTCATTATTGAATTTTTAGATGGTAGTGGAACGCTTTTGGTTCCTATTCGTGAAGAATTATACATCAATGTTTTAGAAGGAGAAATTAAAAAATGATTGAATTAAACGAAAACATGTCAGATAGAGAATGGGATGCACATGAAACCTATAATGATTATAGGAGAAATGCATTATATTCTTTAATGGAAGATTTACTAAATAAGAAACTCAAAAATCCAAAACAAGTTTTCAAATTAGCCCCAATAGCTAGAATAAACAAAATTTGGACAGATTTTTCTAAGACTGGATTGGTTAGGGATGAGGCTGGACTAAAAATGATTGGTGAGATTTTTATTGAAAACATTGCCATGTTAGCAATAAATACAGAGTTGGCTGGGCATGGAACATCAGACCCATATTATTTAGTTCAAGAATTTAATGAAAAAATAAGTCGTAAGCAAGCTGAAAAAATTTTAGATAGTGATAGGTTTACCAATTATATTGAAGACTATAATGGACAACTTAGGATTAGCGATTACGGTCTTCCAAAACTTGAGAAATTGGCTTGGAAATACTTAGCACAAGATAATACAGCTGAGGAAAGATTAATTACCTTAGATATGATGTTAAATGTTGTACATCAACGTAGTGATTTGTCTAGATTATTTGTTCAAGGTGGTTCTGCGTCACTAGACAATTTATTTACAAATGAAAATACAAACAAACCTCTTATAAAGAAATTATTACGGGAGCATTTGCATTTATCAAAATAATTTCGTAAATTTGTTGAACATTTTGTAAAATGTTCAAAAAAACTTTTTTGCGGTGGCACTTGTCACAGCAACTTTTTTTTAGTATATTTGTAGAAATCCATAATATGTCAAAAACTAAAATTGCTCCTGAAATCATAGAAAACTTTTTACATGGTTCCAATCCAAAAAAATATGTTGTTGGTGTAGAGGCGAGTTACGGAGAGCCTTATGTACATCTTATAATCAACGACCCAGATACGGGTAAAAGAATTGAAAAACATCCATATAAACCATTCTTGTGGTTTAAAGATGAGGTTTCAGATATACTTTTTGGTGGAAAGAAGATGAAGGCTAGAGAGATGGCCCAAAAATATGGTGTCAGAACAAAGCGTTTACGAATTTCAGATGAAGATGGTGAAGTACCAAAACGATTAGCTAATGGTTACCGATACATGGCAACTTGTACCGAATCATATAATCGTTTGGTTCAATTTTTTAGGGAAGGTGGAATCGATATATTTGATAAAAAGTACTCCAAACTTTTCTTCATGTTCACACCCGTCGAACAATTTATGATACAAAGTGGTATCAGGTTATTCAAGGGTATGGATGATTATAATGATGTTCATCGTTTTCAATTTGACTTAGAAACTGAAGGTCTAGACCCTAAACGTCATGCAATTTTCCAAATTGGTATGCGTGATAATAAAGGGTTTGAATTGGTATTAGAAACAAAAGGTAAAACACCACAACAGCGTAGAGATTCAGAAAGAGAGAATCTAATTAATTTCTTCAGACTTATAAATCATCTTAAACCAGACATTATATCTGGTTTTAACTCAGAATCATTCGACTGGGCCTTTATTTATGAACGTTGTGAACGTCTATCAATACCTGTTGACCAAATAGCTATTTGTTTAGATGGTAAAACAACCATCAAACGTAAACCAGCAATGTTAAAGCTTGGTAACGAACAAGAAGCGTTTGAACAGACTTATTTATGGGGTTATAATGTAATCGATATTGCACACGCTGTACGTAGAGCCCAAGCAATTAATTCCGATATTAAAAAATGGAACTTAAAATACATCACGAAATACTCTGGTGTTGCTAAAGAAAATCGTGTATATGTTCAAGGTGATAAAATTTATTCAACTTGGGCTGATGAAAAGACCGATTACGCTTTCAATGATAAAAATGGTGACTTCTATAAGATAACTGATAGGATGCCATTAAATGATGGTTATAAAAAGGTTAAGGGTAACTTTATTGTTCAAAGATATCTTTTGGATGATTTATGGGAAACAGAACAAGTTGATACAATATACAATCAAGCAGCATTTTTGATATCTAAACTGCTTCCAACTTCTTACAGTAGAAGTTCTACCATGGGTACAGCTAGTCAGTGGAAATTAATTATGTCTGCATGGTCGTATGAAAATGATTTGGCTATACCTGAAACAGAAACAAAACGTGATTTTACTGGTGGTCTTTCAAGATTGCTTAGCGTTGGTTATTCTAGAAACGTTGTTAAGTTTGACTACGCCGCTCTTTATCCTAAGAATCAATTAACGCATGAAATATTTCCAGACCTTGATATTAGCGGTGTGATGGCTGGGTTGTTAACTTATATTGTTGATACCCGTGACAAATATAAATTCCTAACAGGTGAAGAAAAAGCAAAGGCTAAGGAAATACAAAGAAAAATAGACGACCTTAAGGACACATTATCAAAAGAAGAACTTAAGAAATTAAAAGAACAACTTAGAGAACATAAGGCGTTAGCAAGCCTTTATGATAAAAAACAATTACCTCTTAAGATTCTTGCAAACTCTTGGTTTGGTGCTTATGGTGCACCGTATATTTTTAATTGGGGTGATACCAATTGTGCTGAAGAAACAACTTGTCGTGGTCGTCAGTATCTTCGTTTAATGGTAAGACACTTTAAAGAAAAATATGGTTTCAATCCGCTTGTGGGCGATACCGATGGTTTTAACTTTGAATTCCCTGAAAGTATTAATTCAGTAAAATATGTCGCTAAAGGTTCCCATTGGAAAACTAAAGAGGACGCTGGTAAAGAACTTTTTGGTTTAGATGCTGTTCTTGCTGAATTCAACGAAAACTTTATGATTGGTAGAATGGGATTGGATATAGATGATATCTATGAGTCTACGATTAACTTCTCAAGGAAAAACTACGCTAATCTACTAAATGGTAAACTTAAATTGGTTGGTAACTCAATCAAGTCTAAAAAGATGCCAGTATATATTGAGGATTTTATCAATAAAGCAATTGCTTTATTGCTTGATGGTAAAGGAAAAGAGTTTATTAGCTACTACCATGAATATGTTGATAAAATATACAACTACAATATTCCACTTGTAAAAATTGCGTCTAAATCAAAAGTTAAATCAACCATTCAAGACTACAAAAAGAAGTCGTTGAAAAAGAATAAAGCTGGTAATCCAATGCCAAAACAAGCGCACATGGAGTTGGCAATTGCTAATGAGTTAGATGTTAATCTAGGTGACACCATATATTACGTTAATACGGGTAAGTCGAAAACCGATGGTGATTGTCAAACTATTGTAAGGTCTAAAATGACAAAAAAACAATTACTGCAATATGAAATCAATAATGGTCATGCACCAAAGTTTGAGTCACAAACAATATTAAATTGTAAATTACTTGATACCGTTACCGTAGAGACTAATCTTGAAACGTTAAAAGATATTGAGAGTTTACAAAAAATGATTGCTGCTTGTGACCCATCGGATACCGAAAAGATTAATGAGTTGAATGCAAGGATTGCTAGTATGGAATCTGAATTATTAACAGATGAGTATAATGTTGCCAAATATTTAGAAGCGTTTAATAAAAAGGTGCGTCCATTGCTTGTTTGTTTTAACTTAGATATACGTGATAAAATTCTTCGCGAAATTAAAAAGGACAAGAAAACAAAACTAGAAAAACTCACGGATAAAAATATTTTTACTGAATTACAATGTCAGTTGGTCGCTGGGGTACCAAATAAGCCAGAGGACCAAGACGATTATTACGAAGACCTAATGAAAATGGAAGATAAAGAAATTAGGTTTTGGGATAGTGTTGATAAAGTCCCAAATAATATGGAGGTTGATGAGTGGGAAATGATAAGAGCAGATTACCATGAAAGAAAACGTATTGAACGTGAGAATGGTATTAAGTTTGAGCTTGAAGAGTTTGACCGTATACTTCAAAAACTTGAACTAAAAGAAATTCAAATATTTGAATCTTCGTTAACACCGCCACAAGAGATTCTTATGTTTGCAACTTTATCTGATGATTACACTTCATTTATTTCAAGAAAATGGGATGTTGTACTTGGAAGTATTAACGATATTTTTAAATACGAAGAAGATGCAATTGAGAGGGATAAATGGTATCAGATGAACAGTGTATCTGATACAAACAGATATGAGTTATGGTTGGATTACAAATCAGAACAGAAAATTATGAGTGTCGAGGAAAGCGTTAGAAACGAAATGAAACGTGAACTCAAGGATATGAATAATATCGACCTACTTAAGAAAAATGTTGAAGAATTTGAATTAGGCGTATTGGTTAGAATTAAAGAGAAAGAGAAAAAATCTAATGATGATGATGATGACGATGAATATGACCCAGAAGCACCAGAACCTGAGATTGACGGGTACATACCTGAAATTCAAAAAGCTGATTTTGAGATTGAGATTAGTAGGTTGGCATTAAATCCACCAACACTAACAAAGAAAAAATCACCATGGGATGATGAAATTGAAACACTAAATCCTAGTTTTGGTACAACATCAAATCCTAATATTGATTACAAGTCATTGTTGGAGACTATAAATAGTTTACCAAAAGAAGACACTAATGAATGGAATTTCTAATAAAAAAGGGCCACTTGGCCCTTTTTTTAATATAACCAAAAACCAAGTGGTCTAAATTTCATTGCTCGGTTTAAGTATTCAGCTTCATTTGCACCTCTTTCAAGTTGTGATGTACTTGATAACCTTAAAAGCCTTGTGTCTAATCTTTCAAGAACCGCTTTTCTTTCTTCATTACCTTCACTTATAAGTGTTTCGTAATCCATTGTCCTTTCAGCTTCTGGAGGGCCAATAATACCACCAAATTTACCTCTTACTCTACCTAAAGCTCTTTTAGCTTCTGCTATGAATAATTGTCTTATAAGTGTTTTTGTTGGCTCATTAAAGGTTGAAAAATCTAACTTTGATAACGGCACTTCATTTGGAAGTTTTATGATATCTGGATTATCTCTTCTACATTGGTCGACAGTGCTTCCGCTAGTATCGTAATAGTGATACCAAACTTGACAACCAGCAACAGAAATTGAAGAGTTTAATCCACCAATTGCGTTGCCAAAGGTTAATCTAGAACCTGGTGTAGAAAGAAGGTGTAAAAGTTTTGTTCCGTTTGGACCTGCGGTAATCTTATAGACCAATTCACTTCTAATGATTTTATTTTTAAGATTCATATCTGATGCGGTTAAGAGAATATCGTAAGCTGGGGCAACATAATAACCACTTCGACCACCACCAGTACCAGTACCAGCAGTACCATAACCACCACCCATTTGTGCGAAGCCGCCACCAAATCCATAGTCAATACCACCGTAATTTGCTAACAATGCTTGACTAACAGCTGTTGGTGTAAACCATAAAACCTCGTTTATTTCTCTACCCGCTGGGATTTCATATACTTGTCTTCCAGATTCAAGTGTAACAAAATCCTTTTTTAGTTCCCATGGACCATTGGTTTGAAGACCAACTTGTTTTGAGTAGGCATAAGTGTATTGGCTAACAAAATCTAAAGACCTAACACTTAGTGCAAAGGCCATGTCAACGGTATCTATGTTTTGTCCAAACACAGACATCCATTGGTGTTCGATTAGCCATTCTTGAACATATTGTGCATAGTCTTCGATTGAAATCTCCAAAAGGGTGCATAGTTGGTCATCCGTTAATTCGATTTGACGGATAGGCGCACCTAGGGAATGCTTAAACTGTCTAAATAGTTTTTCTCTTTCGTCTGTACTTACTGACATGTTAATTCTTTCTTTATAAATATTAAGAATAGTGAATTAAACTAAAAACTTCTTAGTTAAATCAGCGGCTTCTCGAATGCTTCTAAAGGATGTGTGTGGAATCAAGAGTTGATTTCCAACTTTAACCATTGGGACATCGTCGCACTTGGTTATTTCAAAAAGTTTATTAAATTCGGCTTCGTTTTCTGGTTTGTTTACGTCAACTTCAACAAATTCAACACCTTCATTTTTAAGAATACCTTTTAATTCATTGCAGTATGGACAATTTTCGACTGTATATATTCTAACCATCGTTTTCTTCGATTAATTTTTCTGTCATTATTTCAATAATTTCCTCTTCAGTAAGCTTTTTATCACCTATTATAGTGGAAATCACGTCTTTTTTAGTTCTTAAAACGGACCACATTCTTGTTGAGATTGTGTCTTCAAACAACTGATAGTAAACACTAACATTATTTTTTTGACCAATCCTATATGCTCTGTCTTCAGCTTGTTCGTTAGAGCCTGGCACCCAATCAAATGAATTAAAGATAACGACATCGGATTGTGTTAATGTAATACCAACACCAGCAGACTTTATGTTACCAATAAATACCCGTATTGCTGGATTATTTTGGAAATTATCAACGGAGCGTTGTTTTTCCTTTTCTGACATTGGTCCGTGATGAATAACACACTTTTTACCAAAATGTTCAGCTAATTCAAGTAGTTCATCAGTGAAATTGGTGAAAATAATCACCTTTTTACCCATTTCTAATGCATTTTCAGCCATTTCTATGGTTTCTGGTATGGCTTCCATGGCAATAAACTTACGTAAAAGGATAAGTTCAACCAAATCACGTTGAATTGAACCCCTTTTCTTCTCAGCTCTGCGTTTTTCAAGGTAATCATCCCAGAGTTTTTCATATTCACCCCGTTGTTTATCGGTTAATTCATGGTAAACTGGGGTAATAACCTTATCTGGCATATCTAAAACCTCTTCTTTAAGCCTCCTTAGTATAAGATTCTTCGTTTTTGCAGCTAATTCATCTAAGTTAGATGCCCCATCAGTCAGCCATATTTGTTTTTTTTGGCCGTTTTTAAGTGTTCTAAACATTTTCCTACCATCACAGTATCTTTGGGCAAAATAATGCCAATTTTCAGCTATTGGGGCCCTTATAATCTTTAATAGATTAAAGAAATCCATGGGTCTATTAGCAATTGGGGTACCTGTCAATAGCCAAGCCCTTTCAATATTGTATTTTACGATTAAATCTGTCATGATTTCACCACGAATACTCTTATTGTTCTTAAGTGCATGGGCTTCATCAATGATAACAAGGTTAAATCTTGAATTTACAAGCTGACGATTGAGTTCTAATACTGGGTCCTCTAGGTTTTTCTTTTTCCCGTCACCCAATGTATGAAAGTTTTTAAGAATATCGTAGTTTATGATAGTAAACCGACCAATCTTCTTAGGCCATACTCTACCACTAACGATTGTAACATCATCACAAAATGTGTTAATTTCTCTTTTCCAGTTTATTTTAACAGACGATGGGCACACAATTAAAATTCTTTCTGCACCGCTTTCTAATGCCGCAATAATTGATTGAATTGATTTCCCTAAACCCATATCATCAGCTAAAATACTACTATTTCTAGATAATAAGAACTTAATACCTTCTTTTTGGTGAGCGTAGAGTGTTTTATCATCTTTAGCCAAAACTTTATTATATTTGTCAAAATCAACCTCAATATTTATTGCTTCAAAATATGGGTCTTCTAAAACTTGTGTTTTTGGTAACCAATACATTTTTGAATCAACTTGATTGCGTTTCAATTTTCCATAAACATGGTAGGATTTTTCGTTTTCGGCTAATACATATTCAATAAGAATTTTTTCTGGTACGAAAGTCGTACCTTCTTTTCTTTGTAGTTCTTCTCCTAGAAAACGACTAATACCGATTACCCTGTTAATTAGTTGTGGTTCCCTCTGGTGATTTTCAATAACGTATTTGGCTTGTGTTTCGGTTAACTTAATCTTCTTGTTTTTAAGATACTCATTTCTAAGTTTTCTTATGTAGGGGTTTATCCCAGAATAGTTCTTCAATAATCCAAGCGCTGAATAGCCTTTTATGTCGTCTAAATTAATCAAATTACCTGGTTTTTTTTATCATATTATAACTACCAATATACAAAAAATTTTAAATAAAATCAAGTCTTTATGAATATTTAGGCTATTGTAAATATTTATGAAAAAAGACATGGCAAATTCAAAAATTACACCAATAACACGTAATAATAAGTTCTTTTCGGAAGAGGACTTTATGCTTGAGATTGGAATGGGTCGTGAGGCTATTGAGGGTGACGGGAATTTTACCCTGATTTTGTACAGGGTTGATAGAGAGATGACAGACGCCGATGCATTATATGGGGAGGCAAGTAAAGATGGGATAAGATTCTTTCCACCAGTCGAATTAAAGGTTGTACCAATTCTAGCTGAACCAGAGAACAAGACTTATAACCCAAATTCTACTGGTAGATATATCATAGATGGTAATTTAACGTTTGGTATTTATGTATCACAATTGACTGAGCTTAATACAGAGATTAGTTATGGTGATTATATTGGATATCCTGTCACAGAAACCGAAATAAGATATTACGTTGTAACAAACGATGGAATAATGAATTTTGATAACAAACATACAATCATGGGATATAAGGGTGCATTTAGAACAATTCAATGTGCCCCAACTGATTCATCAGAATTTCGTGGTGTCTAAATTTTAAATCATGGCAGTACCTAAAGGCTTTAGAAACAACATTAATATAAACCCTAGTAAAATTGGGCCAGAAAGAAGACAAGAGATTCTTGATGGTATAACCAATAAGGGAACCTTTTTACCTAGAGGTGTTTCTGAAGAAGATATGGATGAGGCATTTGTTGAATTTGTGAATAAAGATTTATCAATTACCGTAGATGGGCAAAAAGTTCCTGTTTTATTCATGACACTTCAAAGATGGTCAGAGTTCTCAAAAACTTGGCAGCATAGTGATAAATACAAAAATGTTCAATTACCAGTAATTACTATTGTTAGAAAACCAGATATTCAAGTTGGTCAAAACCAAGCGGGAAATTACAATATACCTGGTAATAAAACATACACCTACATGAAAGTTCCAACATTTGATGGAATAAGGTCTGGTATTGATTTGTATAAAATCCCACAACCAACATCGGTTGACATTAACTACGAAGTTAGAATTTTTACAAAAAAAATGAGGGATTTGAATAAGTTAAATACTTTAATTCACAAGACTTTTAATGCAATGCAAGCCTATATCAACGTAAAGGGCCACCCAATGCCAATTATGTTAGAAACAATTAGCGATGAAAGTAATATTGAGGATTTAGATAGTAGAAGATTCTATATTCAACTATATGAAATGAGATTGATGGGTTATATCTTAGATGAGGCTGATTATGAGGTTGTTCCAACAATCAATAGAACATATGCTTTTATTGAATTGGATGATAGTAAAGTTTTTAATAACATAATTTTTGATTCTAATGTTGATGGAAATAGTGCAATTTATACGTTTATATTTAAACCATATTCTGAGCCAGAATTTACGTTTACAGCAAAATATGGTGTTAGTTTTACACGATTAACGGATATCGAAAACACAAATAGGATTGTAATTTCAATCAATGGAGTGGGGATATTTGATGGCACCGTCTTAAACACCCCAATAATAATGAACCCTAACGACCAAGTGACAATAAAAATATATAAGTCAAACACGGTAACAAGTAAATTTAAACTAATTGGTATAACAATATGAGCTGTTTAGATAATCAAACAAATATTAATGAGACTTTTATCATTGAACCAACAGTCGTTAATCGAGAAGTAATTAGCGCATGTACAGCTGTTTACACAAATAGTATTATTGGTTGTTCAGGTGACACCAAGATTTTTATGGGTACTGGTGTTATAACCTTTGATGGTAATTTATACACAAACAACGCAATTACAGCTGACACGATTTATGCCTCAACATATTATAGTGGTGGTACAAATCTATTAGATATATTCTCATCAAGAGATATATATTTAACTGGTGGCACATTCGATAATAACGTCGATACGTTAACTTTATATAACAGTAATGGTAGTACTATTATTGTAACAGGTTTTACGGATTATTATACAACAGGAACTACTCTTGTTGGGAAAACAGTATACTTTAATCGAACCGATGCTTTATCCGCATATACACTAGATTTATCATCATTTTCAACAGAGGATATATATACAACAGGTCTTACATTTTCAAATAATCAAATAATTATTACTAGAAATGATGGTGTTAATCTTAATACGTACATCAATTATTTTACAGGTTTAACAATTGGGAATTTAATTGCAGATTCAATTAGTGCAACTACTATTTCCGCAACAACATTTTATGGTGATGGTAGTCAATTAACAGGTATTAACACATATCGATTAACAGGGTCAAGTCAAAACGGTAATTCTTTATTATTATTTAATAGTACTGGTGGTACAGAAATATTTACACCTGAATCAATCACTGGTGGTACGTATACCAAATCATCTGGAATATTATCATTAACAAATAATACTGGTGGTACTATTACCATAACTGGTATAACAGATGTATTTGTTACTGGTGGTACATATAATCCAACCAATGGTATTGCAACTTTTACAAATACAACAGGTGGTACATTTAATGTAAGTGGTTTTAACGCAGGTGTACCTAATACATATATTCAAGATGTGTTTACAACTCTGTATCAGATTACACTTGAGGATAATCTTGGTACAACATATACGTTCAATCCAAGTATTATTACGGGTGGTACGTATAACCAAACTACTGGTATATTATCATTGATTAATTCAAGTGGTAATAGTATCAACATAAGTGGATTCTTAACAGGTGTTACAGATACCTTTGTTACGGGTGGTACATACAGTAACGGAACAGCTACATTTGTAAATAACACAGGTGGTACATTTAGTGTTGGTGGTTTCTTAACTGGTCAAACATTTACTGATACAACAATAACTGGTGGTACATTTAACCAGAACACTAGGGTATTGTCTTTAGTTAATAATACTGGTGGTACGGTTACGGTAACTGGTATAACAGATAGCTTTATTACTGGTGGTACATATAGTGCTGGTACATTATCAATTGTGAATAACACAGGTGGTACGGTTACTATCAGTGGTTTTCAGAATGGTATAATTGCTGGTAGTGGTACAACCAATTATGTACCTAAGTGGTCTGGTTCAACTGGATTAACAGATAGTCAAATTATTGATGATGGTACTAACGTTGGTATTGGGTTAAATCCATCATATAAATTAGATGTGGGTGGTAGTGTTCAACTAGGACAGAATACTACACATAGTACAAGGTTCTTTGGTGGTCAATCTGTATTCTCTTATAATCCACAGGGATTATCTGAATATAGATTATATGCCAACAATATGTTGTTTTTGGGTGGTGCTGGTACAACAAGGGTTGCATTTGGTACAGCTGGTGGAAACAACACAACAGGTACAACAGAAGCAATGTTGTATTTGGGTGATGTATCAAATACATCAGGTACTAAATCAGGTTTTGGTGTCAGCTTTAGAAGCTTACATTCATCAGGTAGTGGTGTTGTTAATATATTTAACATCAATCCAAACTTTGACCAAGCATCAGCAAACACATCAACTATACGTGGATTTTACTATAACCCAACATTTAGTCAAACATTAAAAGGAACCAACATTGCATTTGAAAATACTACAGGTAATAACTTACTTAATAGTGCTGGGGATAACACAGGTATTGGTATTACAGGTTCACCAACTAATAAGTTGCATATATCAGCTGCAACCGACCCATTAAGGGTACAGGGTCTTATTAATGAGGTTAATAACACGCTATTAAATGTTGATGTTAGTGGTATTGTGCATACGATGGCTGTTTCAGCCGTAACTGGTCAATTTATTACTGGCGGTACATATTCGAATGGTACATTATCGTTGGTTAATAGTACTGGTGGTACTGTTAGTATAGCTGGTTTTACAACTGGTACAACAAGCGGCTCAACAAGTGGTACAAGTATTTTAATTACTGGTGGTACATATTCAAACGGTACATTGACTTTAACAAATAGTACTGGCGGTACAGTTACAGTAACTGGTTTTACAACTGGTACAACAAGCGGTTCAAATGTCTTGATTACTGGTGGTACGTTTACAAATAATTCATTAACCTTAACAAATAGTACTGGTGGAACAGTATCGACCAGAATTGAGACGTTTACAGGTATTACAGCAACAACAAATGTTACCGTAAATGCACTTTCTGGTACCTCATCGGCTTTAGCTGGAATAAATTCAAGTGGAACATTTATAGCTCTTTCAGCAGCTACAGGTAACACAATTGCAAATACAATTAGTGGTAATAGTTTAATATCGGTTTTGACTAGAGATTTTGCTAGCGGTCTTATTTCTGGTGCTGTTATAACAATTAATAGTGCTAATACTGCAACATTTAATATAACAAGTGGTGTTGGATATATTGTTGATTGGTGGACAACCCCAGGACAACCAACGCTTTATCCTGTAAGTATTTCTGCACAAACAGGGGTTACTCTAACATATCTTTCATCGTCAACATTATCTTATATTGGTATTGATAAAACTGGTACGTTAGTACAATATTCAACTGAACCAACAAATAGTCAACGAAGACAAATTATTTTACTTGGACAACTTGGGCACACCAATTTAACAAGTATTGGTAATGTTAATTCGTTTACTACTACGTATGAGGGTGCGAACGCCAAGGTTCTTGATGTTATTTCCGAACTTCATCTTATTAATACTGGTAATGGGTTATCACCAAATGGAGCTAATCTTAAATTTAACAAGGCTAATGGTTATTTATTTGGTTTAGGTGTCAATGCTAGAAATGATTTCAGTAACCCTAATAAGGTAAATACACCATCTGCAACGCCAGTATCCTTTAAATATAGAACACAAACAGGTGGTACTGGTACAACTATTACTGATATCGACCCAACAAAATATGATGTTGGTGGTGTGATTACTACAATTCCTGGCTCAAGTAATGCAGCGACAAATCAACGTATTTATTTATTTCCAAATGGTAATGTTATTGTACAATATGGTCAAACTATTTACACATCATTGTCCAATGCTATTGCGGCACACACAACTGAAACATTCACACAATATTCAAATGTATCTGCTGCGGCTATTCTCATTGGTATATTATCAGTAACAAAGGGTTGTACGGACCTTTCAAATAGTACAAACGCAATATTTTTACCTGTTTCTAAATTTGGTGAATCGTTAGCTGGTTCTATTGGGGTTAGTACGTTGACATTACAACAGACTTATGATAATTCTAACACACCAGAAATTATAACAGATAGTGCTAGAGGGGCATTAACAATTCAAAGGGGGTCAACTGCCGATACTGATAATATATTTGAAGGTCAAAATGGTTCGAATGTAACGACTTCAAGTATTGACGGTAATGGGTTTGGTAAATTTATTAGTCTTAGTGCAACAAGCATAACAGCAAATTCATACACAATAACAGGTATCACAAGTGGACATGAAATATCATTATATCGTTATGCTAACGATACTAATTCCGCTGGATTTATTTCTTATAAATCAAGAGGTACATCAACAACACCTTCAGCTATACAAAGTGGAGACACAATCGGTGTATTTGGTGGTAGAGGTTACTTTGGAACAGGATTTACCTCAACAAGTAAAGCCAATATATCATTAATAGCTTCTGAAAACTGGTCATCGACTAATCAGGGTACTTATTTATCATTTAATTCAACAACATCTGGTTCTACAAATAGAACTGAAGTAATGAAAATTGATAATACTGGTTTATGGGTTAATGGAAATAAATTTATTAACGGTACAACAATAAGTGCTACTACATATCAAAATTTACCAACGGATATATTTACAACTGGTGGTACGTATACTAAATCATCTGGTATACTTACTTTAACGAATAATACTGGTGGTACCTTTACTGTTACGGGTATAACAGATGTGGTAACAACTGGTGGTACATTTAATCAAAGCACAAGAACGTTATCATTAACAAATAATACTGGTGGTACCTTTACTGTTACGGGTATAACAGATGTGGTAACAACTGGTGGTACGT